CAAGTTCCTGATCACCTTTCTTGATACGATCATGGCCCATAGGTTTCAGATCAAGACCAGCAGCAATCAACTTCTGTTTATCTTCCTCAGAAGTGAAGTAGGCATTCACGACAGTCTGCCCACCTTTCTTAGCCACAGTTCCTTGTGCGGACTTGACGGGTGCATCAGGATCACCTTTGTCGTAGTTTTCTTCAAACACACGGGGGTATTCCAGAACCATCTTCATGTCAAACTTCATCGGGGTATTTCCTCTCGGGGGTTGTTTTGAGTTAGGGAACTAACTGCCCTACTATAGTATAGGTACCTTTTTTAGCCAATCGTCAAGCGATTCTAAGCACTTATGGAGATATAGCTAATGTGTGATTCTTTTGTCACACTTCTGGTTAGTGTACGTCTGCATAGTTGTCTCCCGTCTTCCAATCAGAAGACACCTTGACGTTAAGTTGTAGTTTCTCGTTCAAGGCTTTCTCTACCCTCTGGAACAAGGGGCCGAACCGTTCTGTGTCGTTCCTCTTGGTGTAGAATAACCCCTCATCATGGTATTGCATGACCATAGGAACACCTTCCTTACGAACAAAAGCCAACCAGTTGTCAAACACATAGACACCTGTACTTTGGTTCAATGTACTAAAGGCATCCTTGATGGCTCTAAGGTTATGCCAAAACCCAGAGACGGGGTTCTGTAGCCACAGAGAGCCGTCCTTAAGCACCTTAGTCACTTGTCGGCTACCAATCTCCTTGATAGACCAGTTGCGGTCCCAGTAGGCATCTATGAGCTTCTTAGCCTCACCTACAGAACACCCTAGTGCCCTAGATAACTTGGGTGCCCCAACTCCGTAGACACAGCTATAATTTGCTGCCTTGTAGCCCTTACGGATAGCCTTAAGGTGTCTAGCACCCCCAGCATTATATTGATCAATCTCCTCTTGACTACAGGCCCCTGCAAACTGTGCAAGGTCGAGGTGAGGGTCAAACCCTTCTTGGCTCATGGCTGCAACATAGTCAGGATCAAGGGGCTGCATGTAGTGCCGTTTTGTAGTGTCCTCAAGGCTAACCATATCTGCACCCACTAGCACATGGTCCTCCGAAGGTGCCAATAGGCAAGCACGAACCTCATGACCATAGGGTTTGTCTACACCCGGTAGGTTAGCTAGGGGCTTCCTATGCTTGAACCTGAACGTATTAGTAAGGCCATCAATAGTAGACCTGATCCACCAGACACCATCAGCATCTTGTTTTGCAGCGTTCAGATAGGCTTTGAAGATACCGATACGATGTGTCAGTACAGTCAACCCATCAAGGTATTCAATAGCAGGGTCTTTCTCCTTGAGTAACAAGACTGACTCACAAAGTTCCCCATCCTTACGAACTTGTTCAATCCTACGCTCATTGCCGTATTCGTCTTTGTCATACTTGAAGGTGACAGGCTCCCAGCCAAGACCATAGAGCCAATCCTTGATCTGAGGTACAGAGTCGGGGTTACCTTCCTCGTACCTATCGACTACCCGTAGAGGCCCTACAGTGCCCTCTGGAAGGCCATAATCAGCTAGGGTAGAGAACCACCGCTTACCGTGCTCGGATAGCGTCCCATCGGCCTTGTAGGGCTTCTGTGGCTTGTTTACTATCTTAGTGATTGCCCTCTTTGGCATAGCCTCTGCTAGTTCCTTGGTCTTAACCTCTTTCAAGGCTTCCAACGCAGTGAACATCTTTGTAGCTAAGGTATAGTCTAGACGGATACCTTGCTTCTCTGTATCATTAGCACACTGCATCTTAAAGGTAAGATACCGAATGAGACGGATAGCATCATCCGATAGAGAACCATCTTCCTTCTGACCATAGAGAGCAACCAGTTTGTTCCGCAGGCGCAGCCACAGACGCATGTTGATCTTAACGTCTTCTTGACATCTTGTAGTTACAAGTTCACGGGAGATATTGTCCCAATCTGTAACCTTTGGCTTAGGTACACCGAAGGTAATACCATAGGCTTCCAGACCATAGTTAAGGCCCTTCTCTGTACGCTCATAGTCCAAGTACCAAGCAAGGATGAGAGTGTCTACAAGGATAGTTTTCTCACTTGGGCGGATACCATAGACCTTAGCTACAGCATCCAAGTCAAAGCGTAGGATGTTATGGCCTATGATCATGTCGGCATCATACAAGCCCCTGATACACTCTAGATCATATCCACTGGTGGGTTCAGACATGATGTTGTCCTGCCATGAAACCACATGGACTCGATCTAGTTTGTCAAGAAATCCATTAGTCTCGATGTCAAAGACAACTTCCCTCATTCGTAATCCTTAACTCCGTGTTTGTAGATGTCCTGTTCAATCATCTTCAGGACTTCCTTTAGTTCTTCCACAGATTCCCCAGTGAGAAGAGGTGTCATTGTCCAACCCGGCCCACTAGGGAGATAGTAATACTCATGTATCCCATACCAGACATCCTGCCCATCATCGTGTCTCATTACCTGATAGTGCCAACTAGAAGCCAAAGTCTGTATCTCCGTTTGTTTTGCGTAGTTTGACTACAGTACCTGCTGTAGGCACATCATCAAACACACTTGATTGATTTTCACTAGCACCAAACCGTTCAGATACCATTGTAGTCTGCCCATCATACATAAGCATTCCACAAGCACCAGTCAACGCAAAAGGTCTGTTCTTAGAGGTTGAGAGGTATGTAGTGTTCTGTTCTCTAGGATCATCAGATGTCTTGTCTCTTTCCATCTCAATGACCATAATGGCCTCTTCTTCGATAGAAGAAGCATACTTAGTCCTGCCATCACCATTGACGTGGGAGATACACAAGATACCCACATTCTTACGCTTGGCAAACTCTGTAAGCTTTACCCCAAGTTCAGTCAGGGCAGATGTAGCAGTCTCTGTACCACTCAGATAGGCTAGGCGCTGTAGGTGGTCAATGAAGATGTACTCTGCGCCATAGACAGACACAGCATACTTACACTGCTTCAGACAATCCTCTACGGGGTTCTGTGGGTTGATGTCGAAAGACACAAACTTGTTATCACCTACCACAGTCCTAAGAGACTCTCTAACCTCTACTTCAGTCACGCCATTGTTCTCTGCGTCTTCCTTAGTCATGACGTTCTTACCGAGTTGGTAGGTAGCCATAGCACGACCAGTTGTAGACTTCATTTCTTCCATCATCAAGACTGCCACACTCTTACCGTGGTTGACCACAAGGTCGTGCATGAGCATACGAAGCATAGCAGTTTTACCAGTGCCGGGGCTTGCCTTGAAGACAGTGATACCTCCCTTGACTAGGCCACGGTTGATGTCATTAAATCCCTTGATGGGGGTAGGGGTGTACTCGTAAGGTGTTTCGTTCTCTAGGGCATCAAACCAATCTTCTACAGAGACTACAAAGCCAGCAGGAGAGTAAGGTTTGGCTTTCCACCAAGCATCTCGGTAGTCCTTCTGTTTCCCCTGTAGGAGGAAGTCATTGGCATCCTTGACTGTCCCGTGGTCCATGACAAAGACTTTATTGGGGAACAGGTCGAACAGTGTTTCCTTGATGTGATCTGCCTTACCATCGTTATCAAGGGATAGGATGATCTTCTCAAAGCTGTCTAGCCACTTAAAGCACTTCTCCCAGATGATCTTCTTGGGTGTAGCAGAGGGAAGAGACACTGAAGGGGTTGTGTAGCCATTCTGGGATAGCATCTGGTAGGCAGCCATAGCGTCTTCTTCACCTTCGGTGATGACTACAAACTTGCTACTGCCAGAAGGGAAGTTGTTCATACCAAACAGTTCATCACTGCCAAGACCTTTGACAGAGAAGCTCTTCTCGTCAGTGTAGCGAACCTTGATCCCACCGGAAGGGTACTTGTATTCTACACGGTTAGGGCTGGGGTATTGCTTTACCCCATAGAACTCTCGAACATGAGATTTGATCCCTCTGAAGTCTCCGTAGAAACCACCCTTACCATTCGTTGCTGGTGTAATACTGTTGTCATGCTCTGTGACAAAGACATCTTGCATTCCCTCTGTAGCCTCCTTCAATATCCAAGGTTTGCCATGCTTACCGTTCTTGGCCCATAGGGTGTCTTTGTATTCCCATGTACCCAAGTCACAAGACTTACAGTGCCCAACCTTACGTTCCTCGTTCCAGCAGTAGGCATCGCTACTACCACAGTTGTCATCTGGACATGGTAGATGTGATCGTTCGCTCATGTATCTTCCCATTCATCTGGATAGTGGTTGTTCTTAGAACAGTTCTCTGTGGCAGTCAATACTTGTAGGTTCCAAGGAACGTGAAGGCCACATACGTTCTTACCTTGCAATGGGACGATATGATCGACATGGTGTTTGATGCCTGTTGCTGTCTCTAGGGCTTTTGATTCGGTGTAGCACATTCTTATGGCAGAAAGATGTTCTTTTGTCAACCAAGGTGGTGTAGCTTGTAGTTTTTTAGCTTTTCTTTTAGCACCTATTGCGTTTTGTTTATCTTGGTTGGCTTTTCTGTACTCTTTAGAATACACTTTAATCTTATCAGAGTTGGATTTACGGTATTCCTTTCGACGCTCTCTAATATTGTTAGAGTTGTATTTGAGTTTCTTTTTTATGACATCATAATTAATTTTATAGTATTCTTTGTTATACTCTTTAATCTTATCAAAGTTGTCTTTACGGTATCCTTGCTGGCAGTTTTTACATAATACTTGCAACCCATCTTTTCGAAGACTATTCTTAACAAACCCCTCAACAGGCTTCTCAATCTTACACTTAGAGCAAACCTTCGTTTTAACTCCTTCCAGATCACTCATGTTCATACCTACAGATTATCCTCGAGATTAGCCCCTATCGGTAGTAACTACAAATAATGAGAAACAAAGACAAGAATCTGATACTATAGTTTCCTACTATAGTTACTATCCAAAGGATGTGTTTTTTTTTCTTCTCTTTGTCTTCACCATAGTTTGAATCTATAGTAGGGAAACTACAGTTCCTACTTACTTATAGGTACCTTTTTTCTGTGATCGTCAAGCAGTCCGAAAAGTATACCCAAAGTGTTGCTGTAATGTCACATAAGTATCTCTCTCAGCTTCTCTATGGCACCTTGGTATATCTGATTGACCCTCTGTTTCGAGCATCCAAGAGCATCTCCAACCTCGTGCATCTCGTAGCCATGCAGGGCAATCTTCCTGAACACAGAGGCTTCTTGTTCATCTAAGGCCTTAGTCACAGCCATACCCAGAGACAACAGTTCCTCATGGGAGCCTTCTACAGCCTCTTTGTCCAAGGTATCTACAGACACATATTCCCCTGTAAGGGCAAAGTACAAGGCCCTCTCTGTAGCACTAAGGCCATCCAGTGTCTCTAGGTTCTCCCACTTCTTCTTGAGGCCATAGTAGTCTTTGCGAGAAGGGATTTCTACAGGCATACTCTTAAAGTTGGTGTAGCTGTACATAGCCTGTCTGATGCTTGTCTCAATCAAGTCTGGGTGAGCACACCCCTTATCTACACACTCTAGGTATGCTAGGTATCCCTCTTGCACTAGGTCCTCACGCTGGTCTGGCGATACCCTATAGCGTGAGGCATAGTTCCTACATAGTTTGTAGTAGTCAATAGGCTCCGTCAACGGTTAAGCTCCCTATCCCAGTAGATATTGCGTAGGATAAGGTCTACCATAGGCTTCCATTCCTTTGGCAAGATACCAAATGCCTCAGTCTCCAAATCTTCATAGTTGTAGTCACAGAACTCTGGCTCAGTCACAATCTCAGACCAACAACCACTCTCATCATCGTAGCTGTAGTAATCCCCACCTGAATACAGCTTAGCAGTGACGACCACATCATTCCCATTGGAGGGGTCTTGGATGTCAATCGTGTATTCTTGGTTCTTTACGGTGTTCATCTGACATATCCTCTCAGAATGGTGGTTCTTAGCCCATGTGCCGGGGTAAACAGGCTCAGTTCTAGTACGAAACAGAGAGTCATTCCAGAATTTCCTCCCAGAGGGGGTTGTTGTGTTTCATGACGTTGCGTACTGCTTGTGCCGCTTGGATAGGGGTGATGTCCTCCCAGTTCATGATAATAACATCTATATCCGAACTTAGAGCCTTCGGATAGAATAGGGCGTCAGACACTGATTCTTTTAGACCAAGAAGTTTTGTAGCATCCTCTTCGATCATATCAAAGTTCACGTCTTGTGGAATGTAGCGCGTAACTACATATCCAGCAATACAGCACTCGGTACCACACCAATTATTGTCTACAACTTTTCTTTCAAAATTGTCAAGCAATGTACCCATGTTGAACTTGCGTTCGGGTGCACCTGCTTCAAGCCACTGCGCTACTTCTTCGAGGCGTTCTTTGTTCATCTGGCATCTCCTATCAGAAAGGGGGTTCTTGGTTAGGGTAGGCTGGCTTCCAAACTACAGGGTTATCTTCCTGTAGGTATCTGTTCTTTGGTCGTATGACTTGGGCGTCTACCTCAAACAACCCAAACCATTCCAACTCTTTCTGTAGCCAGTGAGGTAGTTGGTTTTCCATCTAAGTGTACCTTATGCCAACTCTACAAGACAGTCAAGCAAGCTCGACTACTTTGTCCATATAGAAGGACTTCCACTTCTTGTCTTGAACATCATAGATAGGGACCTGCCCACGAGCCTTCATCTGTTCTCCTTGCATAACACCACGCTCAGAACCAATGATATGGCTAAGGGGAGCGAAGCAACCATTGATTACCCGCAAAGAGCCATCTTGCTTGATGAACTTGACAGTAGCAAACTGTCCTTTGACCTTACGGCCAGTGACAAAGGCATCTACTACGGTACGCGAGAGGTAGTCAGTCATTTGTTCAGTCCTTCTTTGCTGTTGCTAAGTTTATACACGGTTAGTCTATAGGGTGCAATGATTCTTTTCTATGGCTTGGCTTCCGGCAAAGCCTTGCTGATGGCAGCTTTCATGTTTTCCCACATCTCCTTTAGTTCGTGTTCTTCTAGGTCGATGTAAGAAAGGCCCTCTCCGGTGTACTTGCGTAACACATCACCCACGGCTTGCTTGACGCGCTTGGCATCGGTGCTGTCACTCATGCCTTGCCCCCCGTGAACGGGGCGAGGGCGGCGTCTGCCAGATCGACAAGCGCGTTGTCGGTATGGCCGCTGTAGAGCGACTGTCGATGGCGCAAAGCCTGCAACGCCTCCCGCAGCGCCGCCACCTCGGGCAGCCTCATGGCTGCGGCAAGCAGGGCCGTGTGGTCTGGTAGAGGGATGGTATCAAAGTCTGCTGCGTGGTCGGTCAACAGATCAGCAATGTCACCCATGCCGCAGTTGCGCAGCAGCGTTGTGCCGCTGGTCACTTTATCCTTGCAAGCATCCCGCATCGCCACCGCCCCAAGGGGCGATGACAGGTCGGCGGCTGGCAGCACGAACTCTTGCCATTCCCAAACCAACTGGTCCTTAATTGGCGCGGTTGTCTGGAATACACCCTTGTGCATCAGGCACCAAACTTTGTCTGGGTATTGTGTCATCATTCCCCCTTGCCAGAGCCATAGCCATCGCCATCGCCATAGCCATCACCATAGCCATCGCCATAGCCATCGCCATAGCCAGAGCCAGAGCCATAGCCAGATTTATCTTTACTTGGGTCGTACTCTGGATTGAAGATTATGGTCACTCTTCTTCCTCCTTGCCATAGCCAGAGCCAGAGCCATCGCCATCGCCATAGCCATCGCCATAGCCATAGCCAGAGCCATAGCCATCGCCATAGCCATAGCCATAGCCATCGCCAGAGCCATCGCCATAGCCAGAGCCAGAGCCATCGCCAGAGCCAGAGCCATAGCCATAGCCAGAGCCATCGCCAGAGCCATCGCCATAGCCAGAGCCATAGCCATAGCCATCGCCATAGCCAGAGCCATCGTCAAACTATTTCTTTTGATCAGTCA